CACGCGTTAAGATAGCGCCGCACTGGCCATTTTCGGTTGCGATGTCATATTCCAAGGTGTCAATAGACTTATATACAGTCCCATCTGGGTTGGATGCCGCGACAGGGCGACCCAACCTGGCCATCCCACTGTTCATAGACACAACGACTTTATCGTCATCTCCTGACCAGTGGCTCAACCTCACATTGAAAGATGGGGTGGTATGAACATCGTCAGCAATATGGTGTAAAACATTCTGACAGTTAAAACCAAAAACTTTAACACAGACCAAATCATTATTAGGGCACTCCAACTGGGCCAACGACTTCACAGTGACCGTGTAAGAGAACCTATTCTTTTTTGATGTCATTTTTGAAAATGTTATGTTTGTATGTTCTTTAACTATGCTGTGGAAAATATGTTTATTCATTACAACTAAAGATCCTCCAATACCAAACGCGTACCCGCAAAAAGATCCATCGTCACTCAATGTTAGCACATTTGAACTCAAGAGAGATTTCACCACTTGATCGTGCTGTACATCAGCACTCTGAACAACCGCTAAGGCTTCTCTAGGAGTACGCCTGTTTTTCTTTTTAAAAAATGGTTTGGTAGTTGTATATGTTTTATATATTAGTGCGCACATACCTAAGGCTGCGCCAACTAACTTCAGTTTCGACATTACTGACTCCATTATATTGTCGTCATAAAAACAATGAATTATGCTATCTTTTACTTGTACTAACCTAGAGGCTTGATTACAGGCACTCCAAAGTTTCATATGCATCAAATATTCATCAAGAAATTTGTTTTGACTTGGCAACTCAACGAAGTTAAATTTACGAGCAAATTCAGAAATACAAACGGGTGTAAAAGCACTACGAATACCAAAAATGTTCTTGGCAACATCTCGATTGGACACAATACTACGCAAATACGAAATGTGCTCAGCATGCGACATAATCATTGACTCCACTGGTTGCGAATTGTTTGGATTAAAACCGCTAAATGGGGACCAAGTTAGGTAGTGCACCATTATGTCCCTTTTAGCGACAAGATTTGGTTCACATGCATAACACAACGGATTATTACATCTAGCTTGGGTAAAGGCACTATCAAGTGCCACAAGGGTATCATCCTCACTTTCCAACTGCGATAAAAAGTCACTCATGCGCTTCTCAGAGCGCTCTTGGTATCCAACACGATAACGGTATATCTGAATAATCATCTTCAACACGTCATGTGTCGAGGCCCTTTCGCACTGCTCTACCTGTGTACACACTCGTCCACACTTACACAAAGGTGTCTCTTCTCCTGTCAAAGGATTAAACCACCACCAATCTAACCAAAAGCACGGAGGAGCTCTTGGATTTTCCAAATAATACAGCTCCGTTGCCTGCTCATCAAGAGTAGGCTCCGCTCCCGTGATAGAGGGCTTTGAAAATTCTGGTTTAACCCTACATTTAATGGTCACATGCATACGGCGTGTAACCGCTTCTTTCGAATACATATTTTGTAAAATACCAGCATATGTTGTTACATTAGTGGTCCCTAAAATAAACTTAGAATCAAAATAGACTGCGCCTTTCCTCTCTAAAGAGGCTTGCGGCGTCATCATTGCCTGAGAGTTTACAAGCGGAATCAATTTACTAGCCCAGTTTTGCAGGGCTTCTGTAGACGACGCAAAGTCGTCCAACAAGCAAATGGCC